AAGCACGAGGCTGTTTGTGCAGAACGGTGGAAGACTGCGTTTAATCGCTTCGATGACATAGATAATAATGTAAAAAGAATAGAGTCAATACTAATAGCCTCTGCGGGGTCAATAATAGTTGGCGGAGCAGGAATATTAATCACTATATTCTTTATGCACAGTTAGGAGAAATTATGAAAGGAAACAAATTATATAGTACAAAAGAAATGAAACCTGCTGCAGTAGAAGATGCTGCAGATGTCATGAGTTCTTTTGAACCGAAAGAAGATAAGTTTAGTGTAGAACAGAAAAGAGGATTCTACATAGTAAGAAACTTAGAAGGTGTCAGATTAGGTAAATTTTTAACCAAGAAAGATGCGGAAGATTTCGGCAATAAACTATAAAGAAAGATTAGACATTTGCAAACAATGTCCCAAATTAGTTCCTAAATGGAATTACTGTGAGATATGTAAATGTTATATGCCTTTAAAAGTAAGAGTCAAAAAGGCAAAGTGTCCAATAGGACTATGGGGAGGTGATCATGCCATATCATTCAGGCAAAAAGAAGAAGAAAAAGGGAAAAGGTAAAAAGAAAAAATGAGATTACTACTATTACTATTAGCAACCACACTTCAAGCAGAAGTACTAGAAATAGATAAAGGTATCTATCAGGTCACCTACGATACAAATTTAGAACAACCACTAAAAGTATCATATGCATTAGGTAGAGCTAATACTGTTAAAGCAGCAGACCGTAAAGGTATGAATTTCAAAAAAGAGCCAGGAGTACACACTTCTGACGATAAAGATTATTACAAGAATGTATGGGATAAAGGACATATGGCCCCGGCCGCTTCTTTTTCAAATAGTAAAGAAAATTTAGAATTAACTTTCTCATACCTCAATAGTGCACTACAACACGAAAAACTTAATCGTGGTGCATGGAGACAGTTAGAAGCTGCAGTAAGAAAATGGGCAGAGTATGAAAAACTACACGTTGTAAACGAAATATGGTTTTCACCAACTTCAACTAAACTACCTACAGGTGCGACAGTACCTGATGGGTTTATGAAAATAATCCATGCTTTACAATGGGAAAAATGTTTTTTCTTTGCGAATGAAGCACCAACCGAGACTTGGGAAAACTATGAAGTACCATGTACTCCACCAGGAATTAGAGGATAAAAAAGAAAAGGAAAAATAAATGAAATATTTTAGAATTATATGGAACATCATAACTGGCAAAGACCAGAATAAAGATGGCAAAGTCGACATTAAAGACGCTATGATTAAAGCAAAGAAGAATGTCAAGATCACAACACAAAATATAGGAGAGTAATATGGCGCTTCCAGCACTAGGAGATGTAGTTAGAGTTTACAACGACAATGGACATCAAGATGGAACAGTCTATGAATTAGACGATTTTTCTTTTCATATGAAAATTGAAGAAGATACGTTTACAGAAGATAATATAGACGAAAATATTGCTTGTGATACTAGAGTTGTTAATTGGGAGTTATTATATGCAAGTGGGTGAATTATGGAGAATCTACGGAACTGAAGATGCAGATGGCAACAGACGTACCTGGAGAGATTCCAAGATAACTGCTATTGAAGGTAATCAACTTACTGTAACTGTAGAATGGGACACTGAGGGTACAGAGTATGAAGGACCAAATAAAACTATAGCAGACTATACAACTGAAGTTATGGAGAAGTTAAAGAATGTAGACGGAACTCATCCATACTGGGTAGAAGGCGATCCTGAGTAGAAATGCCTAGGAAACGGAAAGCAGCTAAAAAGCGTCCCGTCCCAACTAATCCTACTTTATATGCAAGGGTTAAAGCACAAGCAAAAAGAAAGTTTAAAGTATATCCATCAGCGTATGCTAATGGCTGGCTAGTAAAGACTTATAAAGCCAAAGGCGGAAAGTATCGTATGGGTACTGGAAGGAAACGAAAATGAAATTAAAAATCTTACCAAATAATAAATTTACTATCGTAAAAGATGGACATACTGATGCCGCATCTGCTATTAATAGTTGTAAAACTATTATGTCACATTGTCAAATGATACTTGATAATATAGATGAAAGTAGAGATGGTTTACCTACTTGGTGGACTAATAAATTAGCAGTATCAGAATATGAAGTAGTGCAAGCCGCTAACTCTTTAGTTAACGGATTGGACGAAGACGATGGCTAAACCAAAGGGTGGATTAACTAAGTGGTTTAAAGAAGGTTGGGTAGACATATCCAAACCAAAAAAGGGTGGAGGATACGCACCTTGTGGACGTAAATCTGCAAAGAAAGGCAAAAGCAAAAGAAAATATCCAAAATGCGTTCCAGCAGCTAAAGCGGCTAGAATGACAAAAGCACAGATTCGTTCGGCAGTTCGTAGAAAAAGAGCAGTCAAACAAGGAGTCGGAGGTAAACCTACAATGGTTAGAACTTTCGCAAGAAAAAAGAAGCGTACTACTAGACGTAAGAAACGCTAAGCAAAGAGGAGAAGAATATGGCAAGATCAGGAGGTTTTTTAAGTGGACCAACAGGTGTTCATGGTACTCAAAAAATTAAGAAACACAAACTAAAAAGAGGTATCACTAGAGATATGAATGCTGCTGCAGGAACTACTGTAAATAGTAGAAATCCAAACAGTATAGAAGCATTAAGATACAAATCAGCCCCTAAAGCTATTGGACCAAGATTCGGAAAAACAAAGAATCCACCAAAAGCAAGATTTAGAAAGAGAAGATAATGGCCTTAACACCCGGAGAAAGAGCTAGACTCAAAAGAGCAGGGCTATCTGGATTAAACAAACCTAAGAGAACTCCCAGCCACAAAACTAAGAAAGCTGTGGTTGCTGTTCGAGTAGGTGGAAAAGTCAAAGTTATACGCTTTGGTGCACAAGGTATGGGACATAATTACAGTCCTGAAGCTCGTAAAAGTTTCAAAGCTCGACACGCAAAAAATATTAGAAAAGGTAAGTCTTCAGCGGCATACTGGGCTAATAAAGTGTTTTGGGCAGGTAAAGGAGGGTCTAAGAAAAGACCACCAAAATCACAAAAACACGTTAAAGGAATTAAAAGAAGGAAAAAATAATGCAAGCAGACGGAAGAAAACTTTGGTTAGACGAATGTTTAGTCAATAGTACATCTTTACTTGTTCAAACTGAAAAAACAGAACAAAAAAGAAACTTAACTACAAGAGAAAGAAAAATTAAGCATTTATCTACTGCTTATTTATACTTATATACCAAAATGCAAGAGGAAGGATTAATTTCTTCTGGAGATGAAGACAACTTTTTTAAACCTGAGACCTTACACTAATGCTAACAATTAGTCGACAAGACATAGTAGGTGAATACTTACAAGATTTTTCTGAAAAAGAAAGATACTTAAAATTACCTGTTGATGGATATATGGATTTATTAGGTATTCAACCTAATAGTTCTCAAAGTGCTATTATTAATGCAATCAATAACCCAAAATATCGTTTTGTATGTGCCGCAGTTTCTCGTAGACAAGGTAAAACATATATTGCTAATATTATAGGACAGTTAGTGTCTTTAGTTCCTGGCTCACATATATTATTAATGTCACCGAATTACGCACTATCACAGATATCATTTGATTTACAAAGAAATCTTATCAAACATTTCGGACTAGAGGTAGTCAAAGACAATGCAAAAGATAAAGTAATCGAACTTTCTAATGGATCAACAGTTAGAATGGGATCTGTAAACCAGGTTGATTCTGTGGTCGGTAGAAGTTATGATTTAATTATTTTTGATGAGGCAGCCCTTGTTAATGGTAGAGATGCATTTAATGTTGCATTACGTCCCACACTAGATAAAGAAAACTCTAAGGCGATATTTATATCAACACCTAGGGGTAGAAATAATTGGTTTGCTGAATTTTATTACAGAGGATTCAACGACGAATTTCCAGAGTGGGCGTCATTACGAGCTACTTATCATGAGAATCCAAGACTATCTGAACAAGATATTGACGAAGCTAGAAAAAGTATGTCAGAAGCTGAGTTCAGTCAAGAATACGAAGCTGATTTTAATATCTATGAAGGTCAAGTATGGGCGTTCGATCACGAAGAGTGCGTTGCAGACTTAGCCGACTTTGAAACAAAAAGAATGGATGTTTTTGCTGGCCTTGATGTAGGTTACAAAGATCCCACAGCCTTTTGTGTGATTGCCTACGACTGGGATGAAGAAAAATATTATGTTGTTGACGAATACTTAGATGCAGAAAGAACCACCGAACAACACGCAGTGCAAATTCGAAAATTAGTTAGCAAGTGGAATATAGATTATATTTATATTGATTCTGCTGCTCAACAAACTCGTTTCGACTTTGCACAAAACTATGATATTACTACTATAAATGCCAAGAAGTCTGTATTAGACGGCATTGGAAAAGTAGCAACCGTAGTTGATAATAACCGATTAATTGTAGACCAAAAATGTGATGAAACACTTATGGCACTAGATCAGTATCAATGGGATCCAAACCCTAACTTACTGAAAGAAAAACCGAAACACAATGCTGCGTCTCATATGGCCGATGCATTGAGGTACGCATTATATTCTTTCGAGACGAGTGCGACTACTTTCTAGCATGTCAAAAATAACTCTTGACTTTTGGTCGTATAGTTGATATAATTGATAATATAAAGTGGAATTAAAAAGAGATCTCATAAAATATATAAGGGATAAAGCAAAATCCAAGTATCAGAAAACAGACAATTGTTATATCTGTAGGTCTGATAAGAATTTAGACTTTCATCATTTTTACTCGTTGACAGAGTTGTTAGAAGAGTATATGAGAAAGCATAAGTTAGAAATAACAACAGAAGAACAAATTCTCCAATTAAGAGAAGAATTTATTGAAAAACATTTCGATAAAATTTATAACAAAGCTGTTACTCTATGCCATAAGCATCATTTGAAGTTACACTCAATTTATGGAAAGAAACCAAAACTTGTAACGGCAAAGAAACAAGAAAAATGGGTACAAATTCAAAGAGATAAACATGGCATGGTATGATTTTATAACAGGTGGAAATAAAAGCGTAGAGAAATCAAATCCTGCGCAGTATATTATTTCAAGAGATGAAGGCATGAGTGTCGAATCTCGTGAAGTTGTTACTAGTTATAGGGACGCTTACGAAAAATTAGAAGTAGTTAATCGTGCCGTTAATATGATAGTAGACGATGTTGCTGAAATTCCTTTTGAACTAGGAGACAAGATACCAGGTATTAACCCAGTTCTTAAAAATATCAGAAGATCACGAGTTAATTTATTATTAAATTTCGAACCCAATCCTTATCAAGATGTAAGCACTTTTAAAAGAAATCTTATTATAGATTTATTACTAGATGGTAATATATTTATATACTATGATGGCTTACACTTGTATCACTTACCTGCTGACAAAATGAGAATAATTACGGACGAAAAAGAATACGTCCAAAAATATGAATTTGATAGCAGTATCGACTTTCAAACAAATGAAATCATTCATATAAAAGAGAACAGTTTTCACTCAATTTACAGAGGAGTGCCTAGACTTAAACCTGCATTTAGAACAATGAATCTACTTGCAAATTTAAGACATTTCCAGGACAACTTCTTTAAAAATGGAGCTGTACCAGGTTTAGTACTAAAAAGTCCTAACACTCTTTCAGAGAAAATTAAAGAAAGAATGTTACAATCATGGACTGCAAGGTATAATCCTGTATCTGGAGGTAGAAGACCTCTTGTACTAGATGGTGGTTTAGAAGTTAGTTCATTAACAAATATAAATTTTAAAGAGCTAGATTTTCAAGATTCGATTAAATCTTGTGAGAGAATAATATTAGAGGCAATGGGAGTACCCCCAATCTTAATGGATGGTGGGAATAATGCAAACATAAGACCTAACCATAGATTGTATTACTTAGAAACAATACTTCCTATCGTTAAAAAATTCAAGTATGCACTAGAAAGATACTTTGGTTTTGAAGCAAATGAGAATGTATCAGGAATACCTGCATTACAGCCAGAGCTTAGAGACCAAGCTGCTTACTATGCAACACTTGTTAACACAGGAATCATGTCACCTAACGAAGCTAGAGAGGCATTGAGACTAGAAAAAGTAGATGGATTTGATGAGCCAAGAGTACCTGCAAATATAGCAGGCTCAGCTACAAATCCAGAACAAGGTGGGAGACCCCCAGAAGAGACAGAGGAAAATAATGAATAAAAAAGCAATTTTAGATAAAGTAGCAGTTTATATGGGATCAAAGGGTAAATTTCTATCTCAAGATGAATATAAAAGAGCTAAAGATAAGCCATTTAACTTTATGGCGTTAAGAAGAACTTTTCAAAGTTGGGCGAGAATTAAGCAATTAATTGAAGTAAACTATCCTGGCATTTATGATAAGAAAGTTGAGGAAGTAAAACCTAAAAAAGTAAAAGTAGAATCTACTAAGCCGGCTGTTAAAAAAGCCGTTAAAAAGGAAGATTAATGAAAAAAATATTTCACATAACTAACACTTTTGAAAAATCAAATGTTGATGAAGATGGCTCAATAACTATTAAAGGATTAGCAAGTACTAATGCTTTAGATAGAACTGGAGATGTGATTGATCACAATGCGTGGAAAGAGGGAGGATTAGATAACTATAGTGGTAATCCAATTATTCTTTTTAATCACGACTATAATAGACCGATTGGTAGAGCAAAATATTGCGATGTTACACAAAACGGTCTAGAATTAGAAGCAAGAATTTCTAAGTCTGCTGGAGACATAGTAGAACTTATTAAAGACGGTGTTCTTGGAGCCTTTTCCGTTGGTTTCAAGGTCAAGGATGCCGATTACAACAAAGAAACCGACGGATTTTTAATAAAAAGTGCAGAACTTTTAGAAGTATCAGTGGTAAGCATTCCAGCAAACCAAACTGCTACTTTCTCAATTGCTAAATCTTTTGATAGTGACAGCGATTATGAGAAGTTTAAAACACAATTTAACAAGGCTCACTCTGTGGAGTCAGTTATAACTGACAAAACTGAGCAGCCAAGTGCCGCAAATGCGGATATTATGGAGAAAGATATGTCAAAAGACAATTCAAGTCCAGAGTTTGATCTGAAGGCATTTGCTGAAGAAGTTGCAAAGAAAACTGCAGCTTCTATTGCTATGCAAAATGCAGAGCAAAAAGCTAAAGATGACGCAGAAGTTCAAAAAACTGCTGAAATCGAAGCTGAAGCAAAGGCTGTTCAAGAACAAAAACAGGACGAACAAAAAACTATTATTCAGGCTGGATTATCTGGTGCTGAAAGACTAGTTCAAGATGTCGAGGAAAGACTATTAGGCAAAAACGAAGATCTTCACAATGTAGTTGCAGAACTACAGAAAGATTTAGCTGAGAAATCAGAAGAAATGATGAAAATCAGAGAGTCTAAAAGAATTTTCTCAGAAAGAGGAAACTCTGACTGGAAAAAAGCTCACCAAGAAGAGCTAATGGACGCTAAAGTCCTTTCTGTCATTACTGGCAGAAAAAGCATTGATAGCACAAAATTTGGCCAAGGTGTCATAGAGAAAGTAAACGCTGATTCAGGTGTTGCTGTTTCATCAGCTGACTACGAGCAAGTAGTATCAACAGGTGTTGAAAGAGATATTCAAAATGAACTAATATTGGCTCCTCTATTTAGAGAGATTCAAATGAATAGTGCTTCAATGATTATGCCAATCTTACCAGACGCTGGCTATGCTGAATTCGTATCAGCTGCTGGAACTGGTGATGGTGCTTCACCACACGGTAACTTATCAGAAAGAGGCGACTCTTATGTAACTACTGGTGACAGAGGCGGAGTTGATTTAACAGAAAAAACATTAACTGTTAAGAAGTTAATTTCAAAATCCTTTATCGGAAACGAAACAGAAGAAGATGCTATTATGCCAATCTTACCATTAATCAGAGAATCAATGGTTAGAGCGCATGCAAGAGGTATCGAAAATGCTATCTTATTTGGTAACAATGCTCAAGGTACATACACATCAGGTATTTTTGATGGTTTAGTACACAAAGCTACTGACGCAAGTAACGTAATTGTTCCTGGCTCAGGTGCAGCTGCTACTGAAAAGCTAACAGCTTTAGAACTTCTTGAAATGAGAAAATCTATGGGCAAATATGGTGTTAACCCAAATGAAGTTGTATATATCGTATCACAAGAGTGCTACTACAACTTACTAGAAGATGCAGAGTTTGCAGACGTTAATATGGTGGGCGATATGTCTACTAAACTTAACGGTGAAATCGGTCAAGTATACGGATCAAGAGTATTGATTTGTGACGAATTCGCTGCAAAAGGTGTGGATAAATCACACGCTTTAGCTCTATATGCTAGAAACTTCATTATGCCTAGATTAAGAGGCGTAACAATTGAGTCAGACTACGATGTTGAGAACCAAAGAAGAGTACTTGTGGCTTCACAAAGACTTGGATTTGATCACATTATCGGTGGTGCTACTACTTATAGTGGCGACGCAGTTGTTGTTAGAAACTACCAAGCATCTTAATATGCTAATATGGTTTTTGTGGGTTTACCTTAAAACCCACACTTTTAAATATGGCAGACTTAGTTACAGTACAAGATTATAAAGATGCAGAAGGGCTGACTGGAGCTAAAGATGACGATCGCCTAGCGATTTTAGTTCCCCAAATCTCAGAATTAGTAAAGAGATATTGTGGAACAAGTTTTGTTGATTATTACTCTACGGATAAAACAGAAGTATTTAATATTACAGATGACACCTCAGTTATAATAGTAAGTGAAAGTCCTCTAGTAAGTGTTACTTCAGTGAAAGAAAGAGAAGGCCCAACAGAAAGTTATACAACACTAACTGTAAATAGTGACTACTATGTAGATACTACATTTGACGCAGTTAGGAGAGTTACAGGAAATAACTCTAAAAACTTTAAAAAAGGCTTTGGCTCTGTAGAGATTGCATATCGATCTGGCTACTCAGCTGTACCTTCTGAACTCAAATTAGCGATACATGACCTAATTACATATTACTTACGAGACGAGCATAAGTCAAGAAGAACAATACAAGGAGCTACACTCGAGCAACAAGGCTCATCAAGTGTTAGAAACAATACTGATTTTCCTGACCATATAAAAAGAGTGCTTGATTTGTATAGAGTAATAGTGTAATGAGAAGTCAACGTAAAAAGTATTTACAAGATTTTTTAAAGAGTTTTAGAGGCAGAGATGCTAAAGGAATTCAACAAATGCGTATGACCATTAGAAAACAAGATTGGTTAG